ATTATTATTATGCCAGATATGGATTTTGGATATGCCGACCCTATAACCCAAACTGTGGGTGGTGGCGAAACTGAACCTGTAGAAGAGCCTACAGATATTGAAAGTGGGGAACCTACAAAACCAGGTACTGAACCTGACCCTCAACAAATCAATAATGACAATACTCCTGACGATAATACTGATGATAATAAATCAGATGGAGAAGGTAACGATAGTGATGATGTTTTAGAAGAAGGTACTGTTTTAGAAGTTGGTGACGATAAATATACAGTAGATAAAGATGGCAATCTTGTTGATAAAGATGGTAATATTTTTAAGAAGAAAGATGAGATTGCTGAATGGAGAAAATCATTTGAGGAAGAAGAAGATGTAACTGATGATTTAACTATTGATTCTATTCAGAAAGCACTTGATATTGAGATTACTGATGAAAATGATAAACCTGTTGTTTTTGAAAATACTCCAGAGGGAGTTAAGCAGTATATTGATGCAGTGCTTGAAACTGGTAGAGAAGAACAACAGAAACAAGCATTAGATACACTTTTTGCTAGATTTGATTTTCTTCCTGATTTATTAAATTATTATGTTGCAAATGGTAATTCTTTACAAGGTTATGGACAAGTTCCTGACCGTAGTAAAATTACAATAGATGACAAAAATGAAGAGCAACAGATTTACATCATTAAGACTGCTTGGCAAGAAAGAGGTCAGAAAGGTGATGTTAATGGTTATATTGATTATCTCAAAAACAGCGGTACTCTATTAGCTACAGCTCAAGAAGAATTACAGGGTCTTAAAGAAAAAGATGCTGCATATCGAAAGCAAGTTGAAGAGAAAGCTGCTGCTGCTGAGAAACAACATCAAGAAGAGATTAAACAATATTGGGATGGAGTTAAGCAAGTTATTGATAAGAGAGAACTTGCTGGTTATAAGATTCCAGAGACTATTGTTGTTAACCGTAACGGAACTAAAACTTCTGCAACTCCTAATGATTTCTTTAACTATGTTTATATGGTAGATAAAGAAGGTCATTCTGCTTATGAAAGAGACCTTATGAATACAAAGCCTGAAGATAGACTTAATGATGAACTTCTTAGAGCTTTTCTTATGTTTACTGGTGGTAATTATGCTAATTTAGTAGATTACGCAATCAATGAAAAGAATGTTAAAACACTTCGATTGAAAGCTGCACAACGTGATAGAAAATCTACACTTAGAATAAGTAAACCTACCAAAGTTAATCCAAAAGATACTGACTTCGGATATTAACCACAACTTAATTATTAACTTAAAAATTTTGTAATTAGTATGTATAAAATGCACGTTGTGTCCAAAGGCAAGTTTGATGATAGAGGTTATAGCAATGAAGAAAGTATTGCTTATCTCCAGCTTCAAAAGCCTGAGGCTATTAATGCTTTCCTTACTTATAATTATGGTTTGGATGACGACAGATTTCCTCTTACTTTCTTAACAGAGGGTCAGGGTAGAAATGGTGTTGTTGAAGTAAATACTGTTCAATGGACTTGGCCTGTTATGGGTCGTATGAAGTTTATTGATATGCTGACAAATGCTCCTACAGGAGAAAAGATTGGTCTTGGTGGTGCTGAATTTGTAGTTTCTTTCTCAACTCATTGGTTTATTGAGCAGCATACTCTGATTGCTCCCGATGGTGAAACTCAGTTCCGTATTCAGAAAGACATGGGTGAAGGTGTTAATGGTTATGAATATCTTATTCGTCTTGTTAGTCCTGACCCCAATGCTTATGTTCCTGCTGAGCTGTTAACTACTGGTAAGTATTGGAGTATTGGTGCTTCTACTGTTGAGGAATCGTATTCTAAGGGTAACCGTAGTAATGTTATGGGGCCTGGTAAGATGACTAGCCAATTAGAGTTCTATCGTTATTCTAAGGAAATTGCTGGTAATCTTGCAAACACTATTACTGAATATGAATTTAAGAATGGTGCTGGAGCTTCCTCTCGTCTTTGGATTAATGAGGAAATGAAGCAGTTTAATATTCAGAATAGAGTTAAGAATGAAGAAAGACTTTGGCTTGCTCAGTACAATAGAACTGAAAATGGCGAAGTAACTCTTCGTAGCCGTGATACAGGTAAGCCTATTCCTCACACTGCCGGTATGCTTGAAATCTGTAGAGAAAACAATTATGACACCTATGGTGAGATTCTTACTCTGAACAAGATTAAAAGAACTATTGGTGATGTTATGGATAGAGATACCGATGATGGTAAGATGGATATTGTTCTTATGGGTGGTAAGGGCTTCCTTGAGGACTTTGATGAGGCTATCAAGCAGGATGCTCGTGAAAATGGTTTCTTGACTCCCCTTGGTGAGAAGGAAATTAGTGGTAGTGGCTATGGTCTTGAATATGGTGCTTACTTCCGTAAGTATAAGACTGTTGATGGTCATACTGTAACTGCTAAGCATTGCGCTTTCTTTGATAAGGGTACACTTGCAGAAGCTGCTAAGGCTAACGGTAATGTACATCCTCGTACTGGTTATCCTATCACTTCGCATCAGGCTGCTTTCATTGACTTTAGTTCTTACAATGGACATCAGAATGTTCGTTTAGTGCATCAGAAGGGTCGTGTTTATAAGGCTAAGGTCTATAAGGGAATGGCTGATATTCCTGCTTCTTGGGGTGTTGGAGATACTAACTATATCTCTACTGATGTCGATATGAGCCGCTATGAAATTATGGGTAGCATTGGCTTACAGGTCGACAACTCAAGTAAGATGTTCTTAATGCAGTGCAAGTTGTAATTATTAATCAATTAAAACTAAAATAAGATATGGCAGATAGTGAAGCAGTACAAGTCAATTTTGGCAAAGCTAAACAAGAAACTACTAATCTAAAAGAGCCAGATGGGACAAATAAGGGTTCCTCTGAAGAACATAAAGTTGAAAGAGATTTAGACGCTGAATTTGTTGAACATTCAAGTATTACTATTGCTCTTATTCAAAAGTTTAGTTTATATCGTAGAGCAAACTTTAATGTATTGAATAAGAAAGTAGATTATATTGGTAGTTCAATTAATAGTAGTCGGATACTTTCTTCAAATAAAAAAGAAATTGAAACTTATTTTCCTGCTCTTATTGGTATTGCATCCAACAATGAGAATTTCATTACTCGTGTTAAGCAGTACTTAAATAACATTAGAATACAAGTAGATGAAGACGGTAGAACATTTGATACTTCTTTTAGGTATAATACTTATAGAGATTATTTGAAAGTCAAGAGTGAGATTGAAAAAGTTGAAGATGAATACAATGCTGTAGATAAGAGAAATGAAGTTGCTTTGAAGAAAGCACTCAAAATAAAGTGTCTGCGGCTTAATGAAATCGAAACTAGTAAATGCTCACTTGGCTATCCTATTAATCTCGAAGATTATCTGATGTATCGTCATTGTCTTTTGTATAATGATGTTTGTAAAGAGATTAGTCTTATTAATAGTGACCCCAATTATCGTTTTTATTTTAAGGATGATAATAAAGAACAAGAACGAATTGTTAAACTTCGTAAATCGAAGAATATTGCAAAGGCTCATTACATTGAAGCAATTAGCGATAATGAGTTATTTGATAACATTTTTGTTCAGTATTGTTCTATTATGGGACTTCCTATTGTTCAGACTATGAAACTTGACAGAAATGTTAAGGAAGAATATCTTGACAAATTTAGTACTGAGGAACCTGAGAAATTTAATAGAATATTCTCAAATAAGAATTTAAAACTTGTTAGTCTAATAGAAATGTTAATCGCTCGTGGTGAGTTATTAAGAATTGGCAATAGTCAAAATATTACTACAAGTGATGGAACATTTATTGGTGCTAATATGAATGAAGCTGTTGCTTGGTTTAATGACCCTGCTAATGCTTCTTTGGTTAATGCTTTTCAGAACAAATTAAATAATATGTAATGAAAGTAGAAGATATACTGACAATGTTTAAGATTCAAGGTCAATCTAAAGGTCTTGATTCTATGAGATTCATTTCTAATGAGGATATTGCAGTATACATTAATCAAGCTGTTGTCAATAAAGTTAGAGCAACTGTTATGCAGAATGCTCAAAGCAAATTTACTGACAAAGTTTCAATGCAAGATAATCCTCTTGCTAGCACTAATATACTTAGAAATTTATTGATGTATCGAGATGTTTCAGTTGAAGATACATTGTTTGGTTCTAAAAGTGGAAATATAGATTTAGATGTTAAAGTGATGTATTATACATCATTTGACGCAGTATATGAACATGAGGTTGTTAGTTGTAGAGTTGTAGATTATGATAAGTTCTATCAACACAGAAATGATTACTGTAATCAGGCAAGTTGGAGAACTCCTATTGTTACTTATCTCTATAATAATGATAATCTTAGAATTTTGGTTGAATATAAAAGTAAAGCATTTCCTACTAGTAGGGAATTGAAAACTGTAAGAGTTGCTTTTGTAAAACAACCTAATGATTTTACTGTTAATAATCTAAGTTTTGATTACACTGAACTACCGGATTATGTTATTCCTGAAATAGTTGAGATTGCAGTTAATACTTATTTTAGGTCTATTGGAGCTACAAGTCAACAAGTTTCACAACAACAAGAACAAAATAATCAATGATAAAGCATTTAATTTTAGTTAATGGTAAATCCAAAGTTGACAGTATGAATGCTTTATCTGCAACTGAAAATGGTATTTTTCTTAATACTATTACACATGGAAATAAACAGTATGCTGAAATCTTTTTTAAGCATAATGGAACTGTAAATAAGTTCTCGTTTCCTAAGAATGTTGCAGATTGGCTTGCATATACTTATTCTGACTTGAGTGGATGGATTACTCTTAATGATAGAAGAACCGATGTTGTATTAACTCCAAATACTACATTGCACTTGCCTAATCGTACTACAGAAACTGGTATTATTTCTAATGTAGAAGTAAATACTGAGGGTAATATTGTTCCTGGTGTGTATGGTTTTATGCTTGTTAAGAGAAATGTTCCTTTTAATAAGAGAAATAAATGGTATGTAGAAATTGTCATTAATGAGGAAACAACTTATAATGACTTTGCCGATATACTTGATACAAAATTTAAGGAACTTGATTCTACATTAATGGTTACTCTAGATGATTCCGATTTTAGAGTTAGCACTAGTGATTGGAAAGCACCTAGTTATGATGTAATGCTTGATGGTCTTGCTAAGTATGCTTTTTATAAGGACGCTGCTAAAAATGATTATTTTAAGAATCATAATATACATCATATGTTCAGAAAGTTGACTACTGAATGTGATGCTGATTATGGTTTCGATTATACAGAAACAGCAGGTGAAAATCTTTATAAAGGTAGAAATCCTGAGGCATTATATAATGAATTAATTGAATTAGGTGTTGATAATAATAATCTCAGTATTTTTTCTGTGAAAGTTAGTGAACCTAGTTTATTTAGAACTGTAGATCCTAGAATTAATCAGTCTTATACATTTATTGGTAATAAAACTGCTATTGGTTTTTTGGCTGAAACATTCTTTGGAATAACTCCTAGTAATGCAGTTACTCCTTCTCCATTACCTGGTGGACTTAACAGTCAAAGTTAAATAATAAATGATAGTACATGAGAACAAATATATTTTTAACTAGTAATTCCATTGCAAATGATTTTGTTGCAGATGTTAATGCTATGACCACCGATATTGCTTTGATGAAAGCAAAAACCAATGGTACAGTATTAGATAAGCAATTTAATCTTGTATGGAAAGGCGGAGATAGCAGATATGCTAATTTCGGCAATAGAGAGATTAGAGTTATTCCTATTAGTTTATGTGAGCTATATTGTAAAGATACTGAACAAAAGATTGCTAAGTACGATGATGGTGCTATAGCATTTGGTTTAATCATTGATGATGACTATGATTTCACCAATATCATTGGTCAGGATATTACTGTAAGAGTTATTCTTCCTGCTAAGTTTAATAAACGTAATAGTTGGAATTTCTCTTATAGAGTAGCTGCTGATACAACTGTTGCTAAAGTACGAGAAAGTATTTACAATCAGATTAAGAATAGCTCTATCAAGGAATGGGTAGATATGGAACTTGTATATGAAGAAGATGAAGATACTCAAGAGTCTACTCTTACTGGTATTAAGTTCTATATGACTGAGTATGTTAACAATGTGTATGTATATCCTATGGATGCAGCTTTATCTTCTTGGATAAGTGTTATTCCAAGTGTAGATGATACTAATAAGGTAGAACTTGTTACTAGAGCATTCCTTCGTAAGCTAATTGTTGATGCTGATGCCAATTATGGTTTCGATTATATTAATTGTCCAGATGGTGATTTTTATCCCAATAAGTTAAGACCTCGTGAGGTTGACTTTATGCTGGATACTTTAACTAATGTAGTTGAAAATGTATTTGGTGGAACATTAGGATTAACTCATATCACTTTTGTTGAACCTAGGATTGTTGAAACTACAGGTGATGTCGTTAAGCAGGTTATTAACATTGTTCATCCTTTGAAAGATGTTGGTGATTTTGTTTATGACGACTTTAAAGCAATGATTAATAAAATTGCTCCTGGTACTTTTGGCGATTAAACATAACTTTCTTAGGCAGTAGTAGATTAAACTACTACTGCCTTTTTTAATAAAATGGATATTCTTCAAACAGCATTGGAACAAGGTATTGCTCCAGCTATTGTTGTTGCAGTGTACCTTTTGATTATTCGTCTACTAGATAGTAAAAAAGAATCTAAAACTGCAAAACTAAATGGTCAGATGATAGAGTGTATTAATAATATAAATGAATTTCTAAAACATATAACACAAGATATTATAGATAAAGAACCAGAACGATGTAATAAAAGTTTAACAGATGTATTTGACAGCTTTAGTTATAAAGTATTAAATTTTGTAGTATATACTCTTATTAATAATCATATTATTAAAAATAAAAAATCTATAATTGAAAATCTTAATAAAACTATAGATAAAGAATATCAAGATATATTTACCGTAGTTTTATTATATAGTGATTCTAAAAATAAATTAGTTACTAAAATAGATAAAGAATGGACATATTCTTTAAAAGATGCAATTATAGATATTATATATGATAAAAATCTTACTAAAGAACAAAAGATTTATCAATGTAGTAATAAGATTAAACTATATGTAGATGAATATTGTGCTAATCTAATAAATCAGATATAATGGATTTAGATAATGCAAAACTGAAAGTAGCATCAACGCTATGGGGTCTGCTTTCGTCTACACAAGCGAAAAACTCTAAATATGTAGTGGTGGTAAGCGGACAGCAAAAATCTCTCAGATGCGAAAAAATCTTTTATTTAATAATTTTGTATTGTCTAGATTTCTACAATGAACTCTCCGAGGAACTAAAATATAAGATACAGGAAATAGTAAATGAATTGGAAGAGCCAGATGAGAATTTCAAAGATATAGAAATAAATGGTTCTGTTGAAACAATCGAAATTCCTGAAGAATATCAATGTCTTGGAATAACAGTTCTAGAGTATTTTCTAGAAAATCTTGACACAGTTCTTGATGAATGTAAGTCAGAGTGTTACTGTCAACACAATATAATTAATTGTTTTGTAACATTTATGGTTGCAGTTAATTTATTAACTAACCATAGAGAAAAAGAAGGTAAACTACTTATGAAATTTGTAGAAGGACAGATTAATAATATATATAGAGAAGGTGTTGAATATAGTGGAGCGTTTACTTTGACTGAAGATCAAGAACTTTATGCATTTATTAAATGTACTTATGACAAATGTTATGTTGATACTATTAATAGCGCTTCTATGTTTGAGCTTTTTGCTCCAAATAGTTTTAATTTACAAGTTAAAGAAGGAGAATTGTATGGCATTAAGCAAGAAAGTTAGTCTTGGTAGAATAGGAATTGTTATTGAAGGTGATTTTGATTCTACTAAAGCATATAAAAGACTTAGTTTGGTAAAGGTTCCTCTTACGGGGGATGTTTATATATCTAAAACTGATATACCAGCTAATACAGAAATAACAGATGAAAGATGGTATAAATTGTTAAGTGGTAATGAAGGCGATGATGAAACAATAAGTAATATTAATAATGCTATAAATAATTTAGATTTAAAAATAAATAACTCTGTATTAGCATTAGGTAATAGAATTACTGCATTAGGAGATGAGCTTTCTGGTTTTATGGTATGGGGCCAAGCTTATAATAATGCTAATAATCCTGAATTATTAGTAGGAGTACCAAATAATATAGAACTTGAAAACATTAGTGGGATATTATTTAAATCACCTAGAGATGGATATAGTTCTATAAGTGTAGTTGCATACACAGATAATATTCCTACTGGACGGGAAATATTAAATATTGAATTAGATAATCCTTTATTCCAAGGAAATGTATATTGTATAGCAAAAGTTAATATATTTGGTGGTATAAGTTACATAGTAACAACATTACATGATTCTGTAAGATATATAGAATCCATTGCTTATTTAACTAAAAATGGAAGTAATCAGACAAAGAGTTTAATGATTAATGCTATGGCTAATGTTAAAAACATGGCTAATAATGTTCAATATAACTTCCATTGTGTAAATTGTGATTTTGCTATAGATTTATTTGCTTGTGCTAAAGTTAAAAGTGGAAACAGTACTTTAGCTTTAACTACTTTAGATGGTGGAGATCCTAATACTGCAAATTATAGAAGACTAGTATTTACAGATGCTTTAAGAATAATGTTCCATATAGGCGGTTATTATAAGAATGTAAATGTTAAAGGTGGAAATTATTATGATGGTACTGCTGGCAATCCAGGTACTGGTTCTAGATTTAGTGAAAATTATTCTTATCCTGGAACATACAATGAAGCTATAGATAATGATATTCCTTTATCAATTCCTCAATTATATGGAAGAGATAATGTATCTTTAAGTCAATTCATTATACCTAGAAATACTAAGTTTACTATAATATTGCTTCCTAATATGGATGCCTCTACGGGCAATGTAACAAAAACTTCATATTCTAAATGTCCATATAGTATGATGTTTTGGTTCGATGATTTTGAAGCTATTATTAGATATAATAATAATGGTGTAGATATAGATAGTAGAGATAATGACCCAATAGACAATGAATTTGATGATGATGAATAATATACTATCTACTAACTTTAGTTCTTATACCAAAGATTTATCTAAGGTAGCTAAAGATATTATTAATGATTGCCAAACTTTTTGTAATGATAACGATGTACTTGATAAGTATATTGATGAAATTGCAAAAGTAAAAATAAATGAAGTTATTAACAATTTAAATTAATTAATTATGAACATTCTTGATTCAGTTGTATCTGCAATTAGTGTATTTTTTGTTGCAGTTGTCACATTTCTTGTTGGTCGTCATGTAGGCGCAACCGCTGTTACAGGTGTTGGTATGACACTTTGTCTTGGTCTTTCATATGCTTTTGGCAAAATGAAAGAAGGTGCTACATTTGATACTAAGACTTTTATCGGTCACTGTGTTGGTGGAGCTATTGCTACTTTTCTTGCTTGTATGGTTAGCGTAGGATAATATGGCTAAGACTAGAGAACATAAATCAAGTAAGCCTCTAGCTAGAGGTAATACTGAGAGAAAGTCTCATCCTATGGTTCCTAGAGCAGGAGTAAATAGGGGTAGAACTTATCCTTATGGAGGAAAGAAGAGCAATAACTAAACTATTGTATAAGGTAGAATTGATTATATTAAAGTTTATACCAATGGTTCTTGCATTGATGTATTTCTTTAATACAATTCTACCTTATTTTAATATTGATACTAGAGTTCTTAATTATCTTGGAGGACTATCATTAATTCCTATGATA